AACATTTTTTATAACAATACTCTTAGGATCCCATGTTTCATCATCAATTTCACACCAACACCATCCCAAATTGTGTACACCTATATCAACAGATATAATTAACATTATTTTAGTATTATAGGTGGTATACACACCTTATTATGGTAATACAACCATATATCTTTAACTTTTTTACTACCGTTCACTTATAAACATTAAAAATATGATTCAATACCATTTTTAGAAATAAATACTATTTATTTTTTTTTCTATAATTAAAGTAAAGAAATACGATGCCTCGCAAACAAAAATTTGGTTCCATCGGAGAAGCAATTACAGATTCTGTAGTTGATAAAATAGTAACAGTCGTTATGATAATAGTAGCAGCTGCGGTATTTCTTGCATATTTACCTAAAATAATTAATTTCATAATTAATTGGGTAACAGACCAAATACCTAAAATAACGAACTGGGTTTTAAATATAGGAATAGATTTATTGAACATGCTAATAGAAAAACTTCCTGGGATCATTGGAGATGCCATGAAAAAAGCACTTTCAGGTATAGGACTTTCAGACCCTAGACTAAAGACGAATATTATTCAATTAAGTCCGGGAGGAGACGGTACAGGTTTAGGTAAGTGTGACTTACCTATTTACCGTTGGACATGGAAGAAGAATAATCCCTACGGTCTTTCTGGTCAAGATGTAGGTGTTTTAAGTACAGACGCGAAGAAATGTAATCCAAAATCTGTTAGAAAAGACGAGCTTGGTTATGAGAAGATAAACATGAATATGATTAATTAATTTTACTTTCATAAAATTATTGCCAATCTTGTCTAAATCGTCTTTGAAATGGAACAACGCCTTGGGCATCTGCAATAAGTTGAGATAATCTTTCATCCAAGAGAACATATTGTTGTTCATGTCCTATAGCTTCGGCTTGTACTAATCTAGATTTTTCTCTCAATTGATCGGCAAGCTGTTGGTTTCCCCTTCTTCTCTCTTTTACAGAACGTTTAGCCAACCTAGAAGAGAGATTTTCTTTCTTTTTAACAACTTTAGGAATAACATCTCTTAACCTCCTCATTTCTCTAATTTGATTATTTAATGTAGTTGTATTTCTAAACCCAGGTAACTGTAACCCTCTCTGTGCTATCCTTTCCAATGCATCAGTGGCATGTCTATACGCATTCCCCGTAGAGGCTCTGTATGCTTTTTTAGCTAATGCTGTAAGACCCTTCCTACCAAACCCTTGTCTGTGGTGGGCCATTTGAACGATTAAATCTTTACGAGTACGATTAAGATCTTTCAAATTATTTTGTAAAACCTTTTTTTGTTCGTTATATACTTTAATTGCTTTCTTGTGTTTATCAATTTCATCAATATAATATTGGCCAAGCTCTTCATAGTCTTCATCAACTAATTCATTCATTTCTTCTGTGTACCTAATAATATAGTATTCATGCTCTGTACCAATAGTCATATCTATATCTTCAATTGCATCAATAGTTTGTTGAATAACACCATCAATTCTTGATAGTTCATTGACAAAATCCATATTATACCTATTAGTTTAAATCAATATTTTATTTTATTACATTATAGTAAATGATCAGACCAATATTGGTAATTTCAGCGTTACAATTAGTTATAGCATTATGGAACAGAAGTCCACCACCCCCATCCCCCCCATCCCCCCCTTCACCACCATCCCCCACGAGAGTATTTTCGAGAGAAAATTCATTAAATACTGAAAAACCTGGCCACACGACTGCTGGGACACCCCAAGAGTTAATAAGAACGGTGGAAAATATAACAAACATAACTCCGATAACAGTGTCGCGTCCCCAATGTTGTTGTTTTCCAAAAAAACAAAACGCCAGTCAAACAGTAATGGACCCATCATCTCAATTAATGAGACCCGATATACCAGCTTCTTGTGGAGTATTTGCTTGCTGCAGTGGAAGAAACTGTGGCTGTGACAAGACAGTAAAATTTATAAATAAGATAAAAGATAAGTATGTGGATATATGGATTCGTCCATCAAATCGTTTTTATTTGAGTGGTTTTGGTTTTAAGGATATTCAGGGTCAAATAGAGAGGACGGGTCCTGATGAAATAATTCAAAACGTGAGATTACCTCCGGGAGATGTTATGGAAATTTCTGTAGAAACATTCAGTTACTTTATATCAGCGGCAATAGATGAACAACAATTATGGTTTAACCGCAGGTTTTTTACGAGCAATGACATAGTCTTTTATGAACGCCAACTGAGAAGACTAAAGCCAATGTGTAAATCTTTCAAAGAATTAATAGAATAAATTAAATCTTGTTCTACAGTATAAAAGATGCCCCGTTATTATACACGTAGTAGAAGATTTGGAATGGACTCAGATTCAGACCAAGAACCTGAAGGTCCATCAGCCTATGAACAAATAATGAGAAATCGTCAGCGGCCTAACAGAGCCCGTTTAGCTGAACTGAGAGAGGCAGACAGACGAATGCAACCTGATATGGATGCAATGATAGCTGCTATGGGAGGTATAGGAATAGCAGTTAGAAACAAAGAAGAACTCTCCATGGAAGATTACGAGGGTGTTAAGGATGAAATAGTAAGTGTTTCCGATTTTGAAAACCTCCAAGGACCCCTTACAGAGTACCATTTTGCAACCGACGATGGTTCAGTGGGTCCCCTTCGTGCACGTAATAAGAAGGATGGCTCACGGGTAGTAGTTGTAGAAGCCCCCGTAGCAATGACAGGGAGAACAAGGGGAGACTTTTCCGACGAAACCCTTCACTTTGACCCCGATAAGGGTTTCTACCTTGGAATTATAAGTATGTCTGGTGGCCAACGCCGTCTCTTCCGTGTTTTTGGTGACATCAAAGAAGGTGGTGTCTCGTCCAAACGTACCACAAAGAAGAAGATTGTTACAAAGAAACCAGCTGCTAAGAAGAAGACTCCAGCTAAAGGTGGGAAGAAGAAGACCTCAGTTTCTGTTAAGCCCAAGATTGCAAAGAAAACTACTAAAACAGGTACGTCTTCATTGGCAGCATCACAGGCACAAGCTCGTGCTCGTCAGATTAGGTCCCTCAATAGAGACCCCGATGCTGGTTTAGCGGAATTATTAGCTGGTATGGGAATGTTTGGTCGTCGCTCGCGTTTCGGTGCATGTGGACCCAACTGTGGAAGTGGTTGTCCTTACACAGCGGGTGCAGCAGCGTTTGGTAAAAAGAAGAAGAATTCACCCAAGAAAAAAAATATTGCTTCAAAGAAAACAACAACTAAAAGAATGCCAATTCGTCGTTCTCGTTTCGGAATCACACCAGGACCAATGTCTGCATTCGGTGGTTGTGGCCCAGGCTGTGGTTGCGGTGCTTGTCCCTACAAAGCTATGATGATGGCATCTGCGTTTGGTAAGAAGAGAAGAGCCCCCGTTCGCCGTGCGGTAAAGACAACAAAGAAGATGACCAAAGTAGTAGGTACTAAGAGAGAGGTATACCTTGGCAAGGCCCATCACACCAAGGGTGGTCTCCGCAAGTCTCAGATTCTCCGTGTAAAAAAGAAGGGCCAACCAGCTCGTTACATTAGTAAGAAGAAGAGCCGTGTTAGTAAAAAGTCATCTTGGGCACAGGCGATGAAGAAAGCCCGTGCTCGTCTTATTAAGCAGGGTGTCATTAAGAAGGGCGAGTTTGTCCCCGTTGGTGGTAAGACCGCTGAGGGTAAGAAGCTCCTTAAGTTAGCTCGTGAGATTTACGGGGGTAAACCCACTAAGAAGACAACCACCCGTCGCAAGACACCAGCTAAAAAGACAACCACTCGTCGCAAGACAACTGTTCGTCGCCGCAGAGACACTGGTAGAGTTTCTTATTTTGGATTATGGTAAACTAACTTAAAAAAAAGTGTAAAAAGGTAGATAAGAATTTATAAAAATGAATTCTATATCATATAACTTAACTTGTAAGTGTAATAATAAGACGTATCCGTCAGAAAAAAGTTACAATAATCATTGTAAAACAAAAGGTCATCATGCTTGGGTAGAACAAATGGAATTAAAAAACATTAAAGTGGAATTAACTCGAAGAGATAATGAAATTATATCATTAAAGTCGCAGAACAAAGAATTAAGAGAGTTAAATTTGATTTTGGTTAAGCGTATTACCGAGGATAATGGCTAAACTTTTAACTAAAAGTTTCCATAAAGTTATTTAAAAATAATCGTAGTTAATTTAAATATACCGGTAGTCACCATGCCACGTATTTTACGAACCCTTGAAATTGTAGACGAGGGGCCAATATGCCCCCCTCCTCCAGATTGCTCAATGTATATGCCCTTTTGTCCAAATGGAGTATATACCCCAATAGACGAACATGGGTGTGTAACAGGTTGTAAAAAATGTGTTCCGGATATAGACACTGATATTTGCAATTTAGCTGAACTTTGTGATCCCCAGGAAAACATAATATGCTACAACACACCAACTTGTGAAAATGGTAAGGGTATTTACAGTGTAAAGTATTGTTCGAGTGATGATTGTTTGTATGTAGAGGAAGAACCAGGTTCTTTTGTTGCCATAGAGCCTTGTTCAAGTGACCATTGTATAGGAGTTGAGACTCTTACAAATTGGAAGTTTGATTTAAACAATTCTATGGTTGACAGTGGTGGTAACAACGTAACCACTATAAATTACCACATATACACAACAAATTCGACAGATGGTTCCTATGTAACTAGGACGGAATTGTATGTTGGTTTGTGTGGAACTATTTTTGTGTGTATGGCGTTGATGTTATGTATGGTAAAACTGTGGCGTATGGTATATAAAATAAAACCTAAAGATGAAGAAGTTCAAGATTCTTGGTCATTAAACCCTGTTAAAAAAAATTAAAAAATTAAAAAATATTTCATTAAAAATTAGTTGTTAGACGATTAGTAATGAAGTATTTAAAACCAAGTAGATACGCTAAAGTCAATAAGCTTAATACATTGCATTAAACCTTATAACTCTATAAAGTGTTTTATTTGAACCAAAACTATTTCTTTGTAATTCTTTTAATTTTTGTTGATATTCTTTTAATTTATCTCTTATTTTTTTCTCTTTTTTTTGCATTTTCATCCATCCGCGATAATTTTTATCAATATCGGTAGGATTTTTATGAAGTCTTCTAATTAAATTATAAAAACTCTTTTCAGTAGGAGGTTTTGGTGGAGATTCTTTAATTTTTTTAATTTGTCTCTTGGTAGGACCCTTATATTCTTTAAAGTATAAAGGATGGATTTTAGTGTAACGTGATAGTTTATAATAGTTGTGTTTATACACAAATGCAAGTGTTTTTGCTTCTTTTGCTTTTTCAGATAAATTGTTGATTTTTTTTGTATAGTATTTAATCCTTCTTGTTCTAAACATCTTTGCTATATGAATATATTTATTTTTTTAAAAGTTTAGAACCTATAATTCCCTTAGGAAACTTACCAGTTCTATTATATGTAGCCACTCTCTTCTTGTAGTCAACTATCGAAGCCTTAAGACTAGGCTTGTTCCATAGAACATACATACTCAAATAACCAGCACGAGTGGGGTCACCCGTGCGAAGATCTTTAAGGTGTCTCTTAATGTATCTCTCCCTACGTTCTTTGTCCTTGTGTTTGGTAAAATCACTCATACCCTTCGCACCGAAGTGAATGGTCTTCATTCTTCCCCCGACTTCAAACTTGGCCTGAAGTTTCTTTCCCTGTTGGGGAGACCGAGTAATACTCACTACTTTAATTGTTTTACGTGCAGTACGTTTAATAGTTTTGCCAAAAAACAGGGCTCTCTTGACCCCACTACCACCAGCACCTCCGTCTGGGGGGTCTTTCCTTTTTCTTTGTTGGCGTTGATCATAAAGAGTTTCTTCATTATCCCTATAAATTTCTTCGAGGGTTTTTTTGGGCATATTTTTAACCGCATTTCTTGCAAGATCCCAAGCGAGTTGGTCGTTCATATCTGGGTTCATTTGTTTGAACCATCGATACACATATAATAAAACCCTCTCTCTGAGATACCTAAGTTCACCAAACCCAAAAATTCTTTTAATAAATTTAGGCCCTCTCCTTGCACCTTCCCAGACGGCAGTGGCTTTTTTTGTAGGAATAAACATGCTTAATCCAGTATCGTCCGTTCTCTTTTGAAACTTACCGATATTTTTTAATAAACTTTTATTCTGTTTTTGTAATTTAGCGTTCAATTTTGGAATTGAACCAATTCCTCTAACACCTAAACCTATTCCTTTACTCACCGCCCTTCTAGAAAATCTCCCCAGCCTCGCTCTAATACCAAACCCATAAAACTGTCTCATACTTTTAAGAAGCTGGTTATGTTGTTGTCTGTATTCACGGAGACTTCTGACAAACTCTTGTCCATAACGTTCTTGGATAGGTTGCCAGTAGTAGTAGGTATCATGTTCAACATCAAGATCTGCTGGAAGGGGTTCATCTGGATTTAATTGATTAAGAAGACGTTCGATATTTCCAACATATCTACCAAGTTGCATTCCTGTCATTATATGTAAATGGCTTCCATCCCCTCCACCCGTAGGTGAAACTGCATTCCATTCTTCCATTAGTCTAGGTAGAATAGTATTACGAACATAGTTAATCCATTCCCTTCTTAGTTGGGAGAGGCGATTATCTATGGTTTCTCTGTTGACCTTTTGCGATGCTTTTTTTGAAGTTGATGCTACATCTTGATTAGCTCGTTGTCTAAGAACTTGTTTTAACATTGCAGTACTAGAATATTGTCTATGCATTATGCCTTGTTGTAGTTCTCGTTGTTCTTTTTCTAATTTTCTAATTTCTTCTCGCAAGAGGGGGTTTTCTCTTTCGGCCTTTCTCTTTGTTTCTAATACTAGTCTTTGAAGCTGTGGATTTCCAGCGGCTCTAATTCTTATTCCTTCGCGTTGTTGTCTCCGGTAGTAGCCGTATTCTTGATCATTGGCCCATATCATTTGTTCAAGTTCATTAATTCTTTCATTAATCCATTGTAATCTTTGTTGGATTGCCTGTTCGGACATTTACAATAATTTACAATTAGTTAATATTTTATTTTTTTAAAAAAGGGAGACAAGAAGAACACTCCACCTTAATATTAAGGACATAATCGAGAAACTGTGGGACGATGCTAGCAACCATGGTTTTAAATATAGGATCCATTACTTCATCATTTCCACTGTTGTGTAAATCAATCATCGTGTTAATAGTTTGAATAATAAATTCTTTTTTTTGTTGCTGGGGTCCTTTAGCTATTGAGAGGAGTTCGATAGTTACTTGGAGAAAGTTTTCGAGAGTAATATTTTTGATATCTTTCCTTTCTAGAAGGAATTTAATAGCCCTTCTAATTTGAGGATTATGTTCTTCGATTGTAAGAGTAACGTCTTTTGTTTCAGTGGGTGCCATTCAGATATATATAAATAGTAATATTTTATTCAAATTAAAAAATATTAACTAATTGTAACAATGGCGGAACTAAAAAAAATGAAAGTTTTTTACAAACAAAGTTTGATGACAAAACCTAAAAGAAATACGTATACTTCAAATAACAAAGTATCCACTACATTGATAAATAAATTATCTCGTGAAGCAAATAAGGCTTGGGGATTAAAAAAAGGAAGTCGTACTCGAACACAGCGTTTTGGAATGACATCAAATATTGTATCAAAGGGTTTAGCAGAAAGTAAAAAGATGTTATCTTCAGCTTCATCAAAGTTAAAAAAATACGAAAAAAAGATTTTATCAGAAAATAAAAAGTATGGTAAGAAGGTAAATGAAAACTTAGGTTTTATGGGTAAAAAATTTAGTGATGAGTATGTGATACCCGCTGGAATAGCAAGTTTATATGTATCAAGAAAAGTAGTTAGAGGTGGTAGAAAAATAATGGATAAAGCTTACCGTCTTACAGAAAAAGAGAAGAAATTGAATAAAGAGAAAAAGAAAGTAGAAAAACAACTTAAAAACTTAACACGACGTGATGAGATACTTTCAGAGCGTATTTCAAAATTACGTGGTAAATTGGAAGAGGTTGCTCATAAAACAAAGCAAAAAACACTACGAAGAGGTCTTCGTATGGGTGGTAGAAAAAGTTACTATCGTCCAGTTGTTTACAGTCCTGTAGCTGCAAGAGCCCAACAATCACTTGTAATTCCTTGTGGTGGTGGGTGGTGGAATTAATACGCTTAAAGCAACGCAACGCATCGCAACTTCGTTGCGGGCATAAGCGCTTCGCTTATCGTGCTTCGCACGGGCTAGTAATCGTAGATTACTTCGTTCTTTGAACGGGCTTAGCGATTTTTTCTATGAAAAAATACGCTTAATTTTAGTATTTATAATATTATTGTTATAATAATAGGGTGTGATATATGTTAAATATAGTTGATTTAAGACATATAAATGTAGTTACATTTAGAAAAATGTGCAAAATTAGGGGTATTAAAAAATATACTGGTTGTAAAAAAGAATGGATGTTTGAAAAAATAAATTTGGATATTTCTTCACGTAAAATTCAAAATTTTTGGAGACGGCGATTTTACAAGGATGCTATAGATTCTATTTCTTTTGATGATGTATATTATCCTTGTTTTATTTATAAACCATTAGAAAACAAAATTTATTTTTATAGATTAGATACAATAATTCCATATATAATAAAGACCGGTGATGTTCGTGACCCTTGTACTAGAATACCATATACTGACAATGAATTAAAAAGTTTAGATAGACTTGCTAAGAATCATGGATACAAGTATAAGAGCACCTTTAAAATAAAAGGAAATTCTAATTATGTGAGAAGAATACAAGAACGTCAGAACATAGTATCTACCCTTGAATTTAGGTTATCTGAAATATCTCAAAACATAACTCACATTTTAGAAAATAACATATTTGAATGGGAAGACAATGGCCCATTCACCTTACACAACATAACATACACAAATTTCAGAATGTTCATAGCTGAAAATTTAACAGAATACCGTATACGTTTAAGAAGTTTACACCGTTACGACTCAGATTCAGCAATAAGAATACATGAAAGTACCATAGAAAAAATAGAAAGGGCAAAAGAATATCCACAATGGACAGAATCACCTACCTTTCCAACAAACTGGCTTAGTTTAAAAAGAATAATAGAACAAGTAAACTTCAATGTTTAACAACAAGGTTTTAAAAAAAACAAGAAATAATAAACTTAAAGATATTATCTTTATATATAATAAGAAATCGTAATTTATACGAGTCTAGGTTAAATATAAAAATAATTTGTAACAATGAATTATTTACAAGATAGTTTTCATGGCGACATTGATTTTGAATTAGACGAATTTCACAACGAGACTAGTGGTGGTGAGAATGAGAATTGCAAGTATAGTTGTTTAAAAATTTCTACTATTACTTTGCACGGTGAGTTTTCCCATCCTTTAAATCTCCAGGCCCTTTATGAAAATTTAAACTCACAATTAAAAATTAACTATGATCCAAAAAATAAGAAATCAAAAATAAAAAAGAAAAAAGGAGAACAAACATTTTACAACAGTAGTGAATTAAAACTTAAAATTTTAGATCGAGATAGTACAGAAATGATTGAAAGTAATGTCAGTGTAATGCCGTTTCCTAATGGTAAATTTAAAATTGCTGGTTGTAAAACAATTAAAACTTGTAATTGTATTTGTTGGGAAATTATTGATATATTAAAAGACACAAAAGACGTAATCACGACAGAAGAAGAATTCAACATTAAAAAACTTAATATAGCAATGATTTGTTCGGATTTTATTTTTAAACCTCTTAAAGAAGACCCCGATGGTTGGTGTTTGAAACAAGAAGATTTAAAAAATATTTTCAATTGTTATCCAAGTGTAAGTGCTACTTATAGCCCTTTAAGTCGTTATCCTGGTATTAATGTAAAATATCCTTCTCCAATGAGAAAGGAAAAGATGGTTACACTTTTAATATTTAGAAGTGGAAGCATCATTATTACTGGAGCAAACAATATTTACGAATTAAAAACAACTTATAAATTCATAGTAGATGTTCTTAAAAAACATGTTGAAGAACTTTTTTATTATGATATTGGAGAAGACTTGAAGGTTAAAAAGAAGAGAAAATCTGCTAAAAAAAAAGCTGAGGCTGAAGAAAAAAAGTCTAGTATGAAGGAGGAAGAGGGTTAGGTTTAGTAGAATTATTTGTTACAAAAAACATTTAAAAAGTAAAACATTGTATTTTTTAAATAACAGATTATTACATTTCTCCTAGGAGAATGTTCTGTTATTTTTTTCCATAGAAAAAATATTTATTAATAATAGTATATTAATGAATTATTTTTTTACGATAACTTTATTTGTGTCATTATATATATTGTATCAATTTTATAAAAAAATACCTAATAATAAAAATAATAGATCTCTAGGAGGGATTGAAATTGTAAGTGTAGGTTGTTTTGGAAATATTGACTATGATAAAATATCTGGAAGAGTTTATGAGATAACTACTAACAATGATTGGATATCAGCCGTTACTGAAGTATTAAAATTATATCCAGAAATATCAAAATATATGGATATTACTATGAGTATATACGATGCATCTAATCTTGATATTGCTTATACAGCATATTTATTAGGATATAAATATATTTCAATAAGAAAAAGTAAAGATGATAAATTTGGTCAAGTTAGAGTAATTTGGTCGGAACAATTACCTAAAAACCCCAAAACAAATAAATTGGTGAAGTCATTAAATTTTAAAACTGGACACTTCCCAAAATTAGGAACTTGTAAATTCGATGAACTTAAAAAAGATCCAATAACAAAAAGACTCATCTTTTCAGCCGATAAAAAAGGAGAATCATGCTGTGGTCATCCTTGTATGAAAAAATCAAATGGAAAAAGAGTCCCCGATACATTTATGGATAGAGATGGTGTTACCAGACAAATAATGTGTGGGGGAGCTGATTATAATTTTATTGGAGATTCTAGATGGGAAATTACAGAAATAAAACCTATTTTTGATTAAGATAGCAAATATTTAATAAAAGTTCTCCTTTAATTTTATTTTTTTTTTCGTAACTCTTTTGATATTTTACAACATCATCTACCCAATTTTCAGAACGAATGTAGTCCTGGTGGAAAATATCAATAATTAATTTATGGTTTTCATTAGGAAGATAATAAACCCCTAATAAATTTTTAGAACTGTAAGATAAATCTGTATTAAGTTTAGGATATCCAGGAATCAACACATCCCAATTATCTCCATCAGATTGGTTTTTATAACTAATAAATTCTCCATAATTAGGAATCCATAGTTTTTTGTGTGGAAGTTTATCTAATTTTACACTCAAAGACCTAGAGTTTATATGTTTTATTAAATGTTTTAAATTTGTAGTCATCGCATTAATTATATAAATCTATTATCATTTTTTTCTTTAATTATATTAATAAAATGGTGTTTAATACTTACGTTATAAATTTAGACAAAGACATAGATAGATGGAAAAAACAATCTTCCATTCTTAAATCAATTGGAATAAACCCTATTAGAGTAAGAGGTTTACTAGGAAACGAAGTTTCACAAGACTTTATATCACAACATTTTACAAATTCTTGTCAACTTACGTGTCCAAAATCTGTATATGGTTGTGTTTCTAGCCATCTCCTAACATTTAAAACATTTTTAGACACTGATCCTGCTCCTTTCGCTTTAATTCTCGAAGATGACGCCTACCCTCTTTTCAATAATGTAAGTGTTTTATACGAATTCATAAAAACCATACCCCCTCCATCCGATTGGGACATGTTTACTCTACACTGCGATGGAAATTGTCCCGAAAACAAAGTAACACCAAAATCACTTTCGGCGTCAGGGGCGGCCTACCTCATATCGAAGAGAGGTGCTGAAAAATTACTCCAACACAAATTTGCCCACCACATTGACTTGTCAACAAATTTAATTCCTGGGTTTGTAAAGTTGCTAAGTCCTAAAAACTTTTTTTGGACCGATGAGGATTCAGTAATGATTAATTCAGCCACCCCCACCAGCAACAATAGAACAGAAACTAATCAATGGTCTACTATAGATCAAATTTTAGATATACTTTTTAAAACGTTTATTATACAAAGAGGTGAAAAAACTTGGAAACACATAAGAAACTATAAAGCTATTAGATTACCCTACACACAAATAGAACTAACAGTTAGAGATATTATGTACATTTTTTCTATTTTAGGAGCAATGTATTCTAAAAATAAACTTTTAGCTGTTATATGGGTTGTATTAATTTTTACATATTAAGCCCGACTAAGCGTTGCTTTAAATATTTTAAGAAGACTATAAATACAAAATAAACACAAGTCTTCTAAAAATATTTAATTTTATACTTTTAATTCATTTATTTTTTTATTAATTTCATCAACAATTTCTGTAGGAGTAAGGAGAGAGCTAATCCATGTAACATTATCTCTATTTTCATATGTTTCTTTGTAATGTTTATCTAAATTTCTAAGATATGGTAGAGTAATACCATCTTCTCCTTTTCTCCCCCTTTTTTGAATTCTTGCCCAAGCTTGTTCAATTGGCAAATGGAGAATAAAATGGTGATCTACATCATAGGCAATTCTTTTCCATGTATCATTATACACTTGAATCTGTTTATCACTAAAAAATCCATCCTCCTTTAGCATTTGAAAAAACACATCCCTAGATGTTTCAGGACACCTTTCAATAAATATATTGTCTGTAGAGTTTTTAACTGGATCATATTGTTTTTTTTGTGACAAAAGCACTTGAAGTTGAAAAGGATAGGCATACTTATTAATATCTTCATAAAAATTCTCAAGAAGTTCACCCCAATCTGCAACAGGTTCTTCTAAACATATACTATTCTGTCTCAGAAGCTTTAAAACAGTAGATTTACCAGCACCAATAATTCCATCAACAGAATATGTAGGCATTTTGTTAATACTTTGGATTAAAAGCTTTTCTTAATTTATAATTAAGTAATATTTTTAAGTTAATTAATTTCCAGTACTCCCCCAACCACCAGAACCCCTCTCGGTTGAACTCAATTCCTTAACAACTTCAACCTTAGGATTAGCACATCTCTCAATAATCAACTGAGCAATTCGATCCCCCTTCTTAATTTCAAATGGAGAATTTCCGTTATTTATAACAACAACCTTTACCTCCCCCCGATAAGAAGAATCAACAACTCCAGCTCCAATATCTATGCTCTTCTTGACACTTAAACCACTCCTAGGAGCAACTCTAACATAGTGTTGTTTATCAATTTCAAGACTTACTCCGGTTGGTACACAATCTCTATTATTGGGTGAGATAGTGAGGTCTACGGAGCTATGAATATCGTATCCAGCGCTTCCAGGTTCAGCTTTTAGGGGTACTTGGGCATCAGTATTTAGAAGACAAATCTTAAGTTTGGTGTTATGATCGATAAAATTATACAGATAGGAAAGAAGAGTAGCCATTTACATAACAATTATAACAATTCTTTAAATTAATAAAACTAACCCTAAGGTTAATTTTATTAATTTTTAATAATTCGCTAGTTATACTACTGGCTTGTACTTCTTATATTCTTTCATATTTGTAAAAGTTCTCCAATCCTCTAAAATTCCTGGATAGACACATTTATAAACTACTCCAATTGTTTCAAAAGATTTATTTAAAAAAGTTCTGAAAGTTTTAAGATTTGATAAAATTTCATTAATCTCATTAACATTAGATCTTGCTGGGAACAACCTAGGATTAGTGTCCATATCAGATATTCTACCCAGGTTTTCAATTAAAACAGTTCTAATAAGGGCATAAATATTTCTATAAGCTTGTAACTTAGAATATTTTTTATCAATAACTTGCAATTTATTTTTAAATTTAGAATCATTAAGTTCCTTTAAAAGGTAACTAACTCTAATTTTTTTCAATTGTTCATCTTTTTCAGCTTCCAAATTAACCCTTAACTCAACTCTATCAACATGAACGAGATACCTATGAGCATTAAAAAGTAAAATAACATCCTTACAATCGTTATGTATCGTACCACGATACATTCTTTGTGCTAAAGTATTTGCATCGTTAATGTTATTTAAAAGAGCGCGAGAGTTATCAAGAAGTTTATAATGATTAGGAAGCCCATCACAAACAACAACATCACCGGGTTCCCTTGGAATATGCTGACGATTTTCTCTCATCCAACGATAATATTCTGGATTATGAACATTTTTAGTTTCAATTGTACCAGATTTCCAGGAAAATGCAGTTTTACACTGAGTACACCACATCTGGTCGCAACCATTAATTTTATGAATAAATTCTCCACAAGATGGGCAAGGTTTTGTATCCTTTTTAAGAAATTTAATCGATTCCTTTTTCTCTTCATTGCAAACATGGTCACTGTTTTCATCAATAGATTCCATACAATCTTTACAAAAATTATCAGAACAAAGTCCACAAGTAAATTTATCGGAAAGAAATCCCATACAATCTTCTCGTGGGCATCGATAAGTAAAACATTTAACTGGTTTTTCAGTAAAATTACTATTAATGTTTCTTATATTCCTTGACAATTGATAAATCAAGTCATTCTGTTTCTTTAGTTCTTCTTGTATTTCTATTTTCCTTGATTTGGCAAGCTTAATTTGTCGATCGAGTTCTCTTATTTTAAGTTCTTGTTGGGCATAAATCTGAGTTTCAGGAAGTCTTGCAATTTCTTTTTCATATAAAACTTTTTCTTTTATTTTTTTGACATCTTTATTTATAAAAGTTTGAGGAAAATTATTAAATAAAAACTCCCTATCCCACTCTTGTTTACAAAACATACAACTTGCATCACCAGAAGAATTTAAAATATAAGTTTTAGCACATTCAAGACAAGTTTTATCTTGATCATCTTCACATGTTAAACAGTTTATAGGCGCACGTAGAGTCGTTGTATATGGAGTACAACAAATAGGACAATCCATGTTACCTGAATATTATAATATTCTGTATAATATTTTCACTATATTTTAATTTTGTGTTGTTTGGTCTAAAAAAATTTTGTTTTTTTTAATTATTAATAACATGTATTTTGTTTTGCTATAAAAAAAACAAAATTATTTAAGGCCTAAAAAATAAATTAGTTATATGGATAAATTATAAATACCTTTTATGATAAAAAATACCAAATGGTTTTTGATGTACCTTATGTTTTCTATTGCTGTGATATTGTAGATGCTTTACAATATATGGATAGCAATGATGAATTTAAATTATATCTTTCCCCCAAAGAATGTTACATTCAAGGATTTTATGCTGATTACGCAGGACTATGTGAAATTGTATTAACACCACTGTACTTTGATGAAAATTTTGTAGGAGAAGTAACAATAACAAACACCGAACAATTTGAAAAATATACAATATGTGAAATTTTTGAAAATAAAATTACTTTTGATAACATTGTAACAAGAAATATTGAATTTAATTCAGAAATAGACACTTTAAAAACAAAAAAACCAGGAAACTCATTTCTAATTGAATTTCCTGAAAAAATAAGTAACCACATTGATGAATATCAAAAAATAACATTTTCATATAACGATATAGATCAAAGTGATGAATTAGAAATCCAATTCGGTCAAGATTTTAAAGCTAAACTTGATACTATCATAGCTGAAATTGAAGATGATAATATCAAAACTAGTTTTAGTTCTACCCTATTTTTATACATTCTTGAAAAAATAAATAAAAAACAAATTATAAAATTATATGTATCTAATGATTTTCCATTATGTGTTGAGATTCCAGGTAAAAATATGATTTACTATTACCTAGCACCATCAGAATAAAAAGTGTATGTAATCGGTATCTTTTGTTTGTTTATCATCATACACAACTTTAGGGGAGGGTTCTGATATAATATACCCCACCAGTGAAAGTTTTGTATCTAAACCCTTGGGATTAAATTTTAGAAGTTTTGGTAATACTTGATTGGTCCAAGATTTATAAGATATAGTTTTACCTTTATATTTTTGCTTAAAAGACCTGAAAGTATTTCTAAAATATTCAATTTTTCTTTTGGAAAATTTTTCCCTTTCTGCTGATGCCAAATACGCAATATAAAACCCTATACCATTTAAAAAACGCACATAAACTTTTTTTATCAATTTATATCTCTCACAATACTCCTTACAACAATTCAAAATATCTTCGGATTGATTTTTCCGACATAAAGGACACTGCTTCTGCAAACCTCTATTTACAAAAAACCATTTTGAAACACAATTTAAACAAAATTTATGACCACAACATAATGTTGAAAACAAATTACTGTTAATTTCATTGTAACAAATAACACACTCATCTGTTTTTGTATTTTTCATATGTTGAAAGCAAAATTCAGAATTTGATTTATGTTTAGACCTTTTACAAATTTTTCCTTTGCAGGTAACGGCGTGACATTGAAAGTTAGACATTTTTACTTTCATTTAAACATTAAAGTCCTAGGACTTTAAGTTATTTTTTTTTTTGTTTTTAATTTGTTACCACCACAGTGGTGGTGTTCTTCTTTTCCAAGTTGCAAATCTTTTTTTATCTCCTATATAATATTGATGATATGAGAGTATAGCATCATCAGTTTTATATTCTATTGGCATACAAAGTGGAAAATATTTAAAAGGTGTTTCAACAAGAGTAGGAGGTGTTCTACAAACGTTAAAAGTATCTTTAAGATTTTTAGGGAAATCTTCTGGATGACTTTCTTCTAACCAACGAAGATGTTTTTCACAAGCATGTTCACGATCGTATCTATAAGTATATTCTTCACATAAAGCTATTCCCAACAAACAAGTAAATTCATAAGCTTCTCTAGTTCCTCTAACCCAAATAGACATGGGATGATTGGTAAAAACTTGTTTCCATCCTTTTTCAGGTGCTTTAAGTTTAAATATTTCCATAGTTTCTGAAGAATTGTTAACATGATGTGCTGTATATAACATTTGTGTAAGTTCAACTGGCATTTTTACAACATGCTTATCACAGTGTTGCTCAGCGCACTCATCTGGATCTTCTGATAACAAAAAGAGATTCATTGTGATACAAACTCAATCACCCTTAAGTAACCTAGGTTATAAAATTTTTTGTTAAGCGTATTGACGCTTTAAACACATTTTAATTACCTTTTTAAAAACTTAAATCTTAAAGGTAACTAAAATTTGTTTTTATTCAATATTCCAATTCATCAAAATCATCTGTAACATACTTTCCATATCTCATAAATGTATTTCCCCATAGTATACATTGTTCAAGATCACAAATATCCCCCGATTCTCTAAATTTTTCACACCAAATATTCATATTTTCTTCTGCCTTTTCTGTCATTTGATTTACAAGCTCCGGGTTGGTATAACATTTTCCGTCTACCCTTCGTCTGTGAAACGTTGATACATAGTGAAGTTGTCTTGGTGACAGTTTCTTTTTTAATTGTTTATTATTCTTTGGTACACCATGAGAACAGTGAATAATGATTCTCATTTTGGTAGTTAAATAATATATGGAAAATATTTTTAAATAGATTGCTGAAGTAAATCCATATAATAATCAACTAAAGTTTCAACAATATCTTGGTTGTGAAAAAGATTTAGTTTAGTTGATACAGACCATAAACCTAATTTAACTAATTCTTTTTCTATCTCGGTATTTAAAATTAAATACCCCCTTCCGTAAGATAAATATTGTAGTGTTTTTTCAATATCTTGATGGAGTTCTAGTTCTGGTTGTGGTTCAAAAATAATATTATCCATTTGATTAATACATTCTCCTTCAATATAAAATTTAACCAATTGTTTAAAATCACTGACTATTGTTTTTTCCACAAACTCGTTATTTAAATTACAACTTTTTAGATCGTTTATTAAACTTTCTATACCATTGGACATATTAGCCCGCTGACTTTAGTGTGTTGTGTAATATTTTTATTACTTTTTCAATAAAATCAGAAAATAAATTGGTGGGTGGTTTGGTTTTGTATGTTTTTATTTTTTGATTATCAGTATTCTTAATTACAATTATTTCTTTGAGTTCTTTATAATTAGTTAGGTCCATTATATTTTGTTTTTTTAAATAGTGTACATCTACATTTAGGACATTTCAAATTGTTAGGTCTATTTAAATTTTTCTTTATCAAACTTATAAAACAATTTACACAATATTGATGTCGACATTTTAATGTTAGTATTTGTTCTCCATCGTCCAAAACGTCTAAACAAATAGGACACTCATCTTCTTGTTTAGATTCTTCTATTAAAAACATAGAATCACTATTCTTCATTTTCCAATCTTTTTTTATCATATACATTGCTCTATAAATTAATCTTAATAGTTGATA